CCATTCTACAACTTACATATGTTGGACTACGATTCAACGAAGCCAAAAGTGCTAACCCATTCGCATATTACACCGCAGCAATTACAAATAGTTTCTGTCGTGTACTGAATACGGAAAAACGTAATCAAAATATTCGTGACGATATCTTAGAAATTAATGGACTCAACCCAAGCTGGACTCGTCAAGGTCTGGGTGCTGGAATGAGTTCGGTTGTTTACGAAGAATAAATTTACCAATGTGATTGATTTCACATTGGCTTTTACTATATACTAACTAGATGAGTAACCTTTTTAAAAAAGCCGCAGTTTTTACCGACGTGCATTTTGGTCTAAAGTCAAATAGCCTGCAACATAACCAAGACTGCAATAATTTTGTAGATTGGTTTATAAAGAAAGCAAAGAGTGAGGGATGTGAAACTTGTTTCTTCTTAGGTGATTACAATCATCACAGAGCAAGTATCAACATTCATACACTACAGTTTGGATTACAAGCACTGGAGAAATTAAATGATAACTTTGATAGGGTATATTTTATACCGGGCAATCACGATCTTTATTATCGTGACCGTAGGGACATTCATAGTGTTGAGTGGGCTAAACATTTACCAAACGTACAAATCGTCAACGACTTCTTCAGCCAAGGAGATGTAGTCATTGCACCTTGGTTAGTACAAGATGATTACAAGAAGGTTCAGAAACTAAGTGGGAAATACTTGTTTGGGCATTTTGAACTACCACGATTCTATATGAATGCTATGGTAGAGATGCCCGATCATGGTGAGATTAATGCTTCACATATGACAGGATTTGAAAAAGTATTCAGTGGGCATTTTCATAAACGACAAAGCCTTGCTAATGTTTGGTATATTGGTAATGCTTTCCCGCATAACTATGCTGACGCAGGAGATGATGCTAGAGGTATGATGATATTAGAGTGGGGACAAGACCCAGTATTTCATAGTTGGCCTCGTCAACCATTGTTCCGTGTCTATAAATTGAGTGATGTGCTTGAAAACCCAGAGGGTTTGCTATTGATTGATAGCCATGTTAGAGTACATCTTGACATTGATATTTCATATGAGGAAGCTAACTTTATACGTGAGACATTGATACCAGAACATAAACTAAGGGAAATGGCATTGATACCAATGAAAGTAGACCAAGTTGAGCAAGAAGGTAGAGGGGATTTAAAGTTTGAATCAGTAGATCAGATCATCATTGACCAAATCAATAGTATCGAAAGCAATAGTTTTGATAAAAAAATATTATTGGATATCTATAACAACCTATAATGCCAAATCATTATAAAGAATTAGAATCATTGATGAAAGTGAATAAACATTTGGGTATAGCATTATCCGAATTGTCAACTACGCATTCCTACATTGGTTGTTTAAGTGAACAAAAAAAATTGATTAGCGTTAAACTTAAACTAGAAAGTATAATGGAAAAAACACTAAAACAAGAAAACTTTTCCAAAGATAAGTTTTTTAGAAAATTAAAATGATAACACTTAAGAATATAACATTACGAAACTTTTTAAGCATTGGTCAAGTAACACAAGCAGTAAACTTTGACAAGCAAGAACTAACACTTATTCTAGGTGAGAACTTAGACTTAGGTGGCGATGGCGCTCGTAACGGTACTGGTAAGACTACGTTGATTCAAGGGTTATCCTACGCATTGTTTGGTGTACCTATCAATAGCATTCGCAAAGATAATCTAGTCAATCGCACTAATGCTAAAAACATGATGGTAACATTAGAGTTTAGTGTTGAGGGCATTGAATATAAGATTGAACGCGGTCGTAAGCCAAATGTATTGCGATTCTATGTTAATAATTCATTGCAAAAAGGAATGGATGACGCACAGGGCGAGAACAAAGAAACACAAGCGTCTATTGAAAAGGTGATTCATATGAGTAGTGATATGTTCAAGCATATTGTAGCACTAAACACTTATAGTGAACCATTTCTTGCACTTAAAAATAATGAACAGCGTGATATCATTGAACAATTGTTAGGCATTACCCTATTGTCTGAGAAGGCTGAGGTCATCAAAGGTATGTTGAAAGATACCAAAGATGGTATACAGCAAGAAGAATTCAATGTAAAAGCAATTGAAGAAGCTAATAAGCGTGTCAAAGAACAGATTGATGCTACAAAGCGTAGACAGAAGTTATGGCAGATGAAGCACGATGAGGACTTAGAGCGTCTTGCTATTGACTACCAACGGTTGATTACTATTGATATTGCTAGTGAATTACAGGCTCACAAAGATTTAACCATATACAATGAAAAGCGTAAGGCTATTGATGACCTCAATAAATTAATCGCCCGTTGTGTAGCTGATGAAACAAAAGAACAAAAACTAGTTACCAAACTAACAAAAGAGATTAGTGATTTAAAAAATCACACATGTTATGCTTGCGGTCAAGAGTTTCATGACCAAAAGCATGAAGCGGTCTTGGCTGAAAAAGAAAAATCATTGCAAGAAGCATCACTACAATTTTTGGCAACTAATACACAATACTTAGAAAATACTCAAGCACTACAAGATTTAAGTGTGTTAGGTACTATGCCCGTCACGCATTATGACACAGAAGCACAAGCGATCAAGCATAATAGCCAACTTGAAAACTTGATTACTCAGATTGAAAACAAGTCCAATGAAGTCGATCCATATAGTGAACAGATTATTGAGATGGAAAACAAAGCATTACAAGAGATTAACTTTGACAAGATTAATAAACTAACTAGAACTATGGAACATCAAAAATTCTTGCTTGACCTATTGACCAGCAAAGATAGCTTTGTTCGTAAAAAGATTATTGACCAGAATCTATCATACTTGAATGGTAGACTAACTCACTACTTAGATAAGATTGGGTTGCCACATAATGTAATATTCAAAAACGATTTACAAGTTGAGATTACAGAGTTGGGGCGTGAACTTGACTTTGACAATCTAAGTCGTGGTGAACGCAATAGATTGATTCTAGGATTGAGTTTTGCTTTCCGTGATGTTTGGGAGAACTTATACAGTCCAATCAATACATTGTTTATTGACGAATTGATTGACAGTGGATTAGACACAATGGGTGTTGAAAATGCTATCGCTATTCTTAAAGATATGAGCCGTCGTAGAAAGAAGTCTATTTGGCTTGTAAGTCATAGAGAAGAACTAGCTGGTCGTGTTCCAAATGTATTGAAAGTCATCAAAGAAAACGGCTTTACTAGCTATAACACAGCAGTAGATATAGAATAATTTATAGTGGAGAAATGTAGATAAGTATGATTATGCCAAGTCCACAAAAAGCAAAAGGTTCAGGATTCGAACGAGAAATAGCCAAATATCTATCAGATACATATGGTGAAAGTTTTATTCGTGCCCCTGGGTCTGGTGCTTATGTGGGCGGGAAGAATCAAAGTAGAACAGAGATATTGCACGAAGGACAGATTCGTTCGTTCAAAGGTGATATTGTACCCGGTCAATCATTTAACAAAATGAATGTTGAGTGCAAGTTCTATGCAGATTTCCCGTTTCATCTGATACTAACCGGAGAGTGTAAAGTATTAGATGGTTGGATAGCGCAACTTATGGATGTTGCTGACCCAGACGATGTAAACATTCTTTTTATGAAGTTTAATCGTAAGGGCAGATATGTTTGTGTACAAAGCAAACTAACATGGGTTGCGGATAATTTCACTTATTACACCTCTCAAAAACATGGAGACTGGATGATTTTCGAATTTGATAGTTTCTTCTTACATAATATACCAGTATTAAAATCATATTGTTCAACAGACACCAAGTCAACAGAAACTAAAGACTCCCTTTTAACTATTAATATATAACAATTTGCTGGCTCAGTCTGTGAGTCCTCCTTGAGTTTGTACAGGTTGTGCTGTGCTGACGGATCTGGAGTATGCTTATCAGTAATGATAAGGAAAACCGAGAAGGCTCTCGTCATAGCGAACCTTCAATGAGTCTATATCCAACTCTATCTTGCGGATATAGAACATGCGTTGTCGAAGAATCAATTGAAAAGACATTGATAGCTTCACTACAGTCTCAAAAACACTACAGGACAACCGGTTGCGTGTAATGTCAGAAAAAGGCAATTACGCGGGGAATAGATGGCAAAGGATGACGGGCATGGCAAGTTTCCATTGGTAGTGCAAATTTGCACTACCATGGCTTCAAAGCGGCAATATATATCCGATACAATAAAGTTTTTTAGAATACGTAATTGTAGAAAAATAAGACCGAACGAAGTGAGGTCTTAGATGAACGAAGTTCATCTCTTAAGCAAACACCCAGAGTTAGATAAATGAATAGTTACGGCTTAGAAGAATGGCATCTGTGTTTTCTTAGTAGTTTCTAAGTTTTCTTCTACTATTTTAGCTATGGATTCTCGTTCTTGCGGGGACATGTTAAGTATATCTTCATAGGTTACCCCACCGCGCATGTACCAAGAAAACTTTAACGAAGATTCTTTTATACTAAAGGCTTCTTTTTCCAGATCATCTAATAATTTTTGTATCTGCTCGTTGTTCAGAGAAAGAAGCCTTAATCGAAAAAATCAGTTACATTCAATGTTAATGCTTGTGTGTATTCATGCGAGCAATTTACGCATTGTATTTTTTGTGGTTTAATATTTGAATCGGATCTAAGATCAATCATCGTAGTACGTATTTTTTCAAATGTACTTCTATCACATGAAGATAAGAATTCAGTAATAAATTTAGGATCAGTTACTGTTTCTCCGGGAACACTTATAGATTCAATAGTCATGGATATTAAATTCATATTAAGTGTAGATAATTTTTTCATTATCTCACCGGATTTAGTATTTCGTGTGACATCATCTTGCATATCTTGCATAGATGAAATTTCTCTTTGTGCTTCAAATTGCGCTAGATTAAGTTTGTTACTATCATTATATGATATTGGTTTAAATTTGATAATCAACTCACCGATTGGAAAAGTATTGCTATAATCAACTGGCTTGATACTTTGTAGTAAACCACCTAAATTAACCCCATAACTACCTTCTGTTTCACATTCTGGACAATTTGATTTTATCTCTAATTCATTTCCGTTAGTTGCTGAACGGATAGCAATCAATATTGCATCTATATCTATATTTGGCATTTTCCATGGGTCTTTTATTGCAGGGATACAGCTTTTTATAATGTCAACCACTGCACTACCGTTAAATAATGCATCTGGAGTTTTACTGGTAATTTCGTCAATAGCAGTCATGGGGTAAACAGGAAGTTCACCATTTTCAGGCATGTCGATAGATCCCTCAGGGTAAAATTGTCCTTTACTAGGTAATGTAAGATATAATGCAGGTCTACGGAAATACTGTTTTAGGGGGTTGTTCATTGATAATTCTCCAAAATATTGTATTTTTAAAACACTAAATACAAGTAAACTATTTAGTAGTTGAAAAATAACGGAAAAATAAAGCATGAACGAACAAGAACTGTTTGACAGATTGGAAAGACTGACTAGGGCATTTGAAGGAATGAACGAAGGGGTAGAGCGTTCCACGGAAACTACTAGGGCACACACCGATGCTACTCAAATGGATGCAGCACAAATCCAAGAGAGTATTGCAGCAGAAAAAAAACGACAAGCATTAAGAGATACAGATCAAAGAGAAGAATGGGCTTATTCGGCTAGAATTAGGAAAAACTTTGATGATTTAGGTATTAGTATAAGAACCTACAAAGAAGGTAACGAAACTTTATCAAAGATTGAAAAAACTAGAGTTACTGATATGAAAATTCGGCAAGCAGCCGAAAAAGAATTAAACAAAGTACTAGAAGAAAATGCCGAAGGATATAAAAATTTAAGTAAAGCTGGGAAAGAAAAGTATAAAAATGATTTAAAAAATGAAGCGGCAATGACCAAAGCCTATGCATCAACTGGCAGATATTATGATGCAACTGGTAAATTAGTCAAAGAAACTGACGGATTGACTATGGCCCAACGGGCAGAAATTGCAGTGCTTAAAGAGCATGATAGAGTTGTTCAACAAATGAGCGGCAATGTTGCAAAATTTGGAGGAGACTTAGGAAAATTAGCAATCAAAAGTACCTTTGATATGTTTGTTGCTGGTATCAAAGGAGCATATGCAGGTACAATAGCATATCAAGATGCTGTACTTGACGGTGCAGGAGCTAATACCGCAGCCGCAGCACAAGTAGCAGCACAGATGGATGCACTAGCTAGTGCAATGGAATCTACTGGTGCTAGTATGATTAGCTTAGGTGCAGAAGCTGCTAAAACAGCATTAGAGATGATTATATTAGGAGGACCTGTAGGAATATTAGTTGGCGTAATAATGTTACTAGTGGGTGCAGTAGTAGCGTATGAAGGATATGAGAAACAATCACAAGCCAGTAAAATGAAGCGTGATGCTGAACTTCAGAAGAAGCAAGCAGCAATATATGATGAATTATATAAAGACTTTACTCAACTATCACAAGCATCATTAACTGGTGCAGGTGGTATGACCGAATTGTGGTCACAAATGAATAAAGTTGGGATGTCTGTAAAAGATTTCGCTAAATTTAATAGGGTACTTGTAGAAAGTGCTTCTGCTATGGCTACATTTAGTAGTTCTGCTGTAGAAGGTGTTAGGAAATTTGTGGATGTAGCAGGTGGAGTAGTACATTCTGGTTTAGGTAAAATATTCCGTGACATGGGTCTTACTAATGAAGATATGGCTGAACATACTGCAAAGTATATGGAGCAGCAAGCTAGACTTGGATTAATGCAAGGAAAGTCTGTAGCTGATTTGCAAAAAGGTACCGCTAATTATATTTTTGAATTGGATAGAGTAGCTACATTAACTGGACAAAGTCGTAAAGAGCAAGAAAAAGCAAGAGATGCTGTAAAACAAATACAGCAACTAAGAGCCGCTCAATTCATGGCTAGGGATAAAGGGGATACAGCAAAAGCTCAAGAGTTAATAACGGCTGAAAATTTTGCAACCGCAATGATGAAAGTTGATCCTCAACTTGCTGCGGGTATTGCAAAGAGAGCATCAGGAGCAGCATTAGATCAAGATTCGGTATTAGCATTAAGAAACATAGCACCTGCACTAGAAGCCATGCGTAATGGTGAAACTGACATTTCAAAATTAATGTTAATGTCTGGTCGTTCTCTACAAGAGCAGCAAAGAATGTATGCAGGATCTGTAGCTATCCAAGGACAGATAACAGGCATTACTGCAAATATGGCAGGAACAGATGATCTAGTTTTACAAACTACAGAACTTAATAAAAAGCAAGATGAGGCTAATAAGAAAGGTGAAAAGTTTGATCCATCAAAATACCTAGATAAAGTAAGAGAAGTTACAGATCCGTTTACCAAACAGCAAGCAGCCGCCGCTCAATCAATCAAAGAAACACAGATAGCATACGAACACAATGTTCTGGGTCTATCAACTGCATTACCAAATATAATGGGAGAAGCACTTAAAAAATATTTACCAGAATCAATGTCAGGTCCAATAATGCAATTCTTTGAATATGTTAAAGAATTTGGAAAAGCAGTTGCTGCATTTGCTGGTCACCCACTAGAGTCTACAAAAGAGTTTTTTACCGGAAAAGACAAAGCCCAAAGAGATGCAGAAGAATTACAAGAAGTTAGTAAGAAAATAGAAGGTCTTAAAAAAGCATTAGGTAACCCTGATGAAGCTAAAAAATTAGCTGAGGATAATTTAAAATTAGCTAAGAAAGAATTTGAGGAAAAAGACAAAGCAGTAACTGATTTAAACATTGCATATAACAAAGAAAGAGATATTAATAAAAAGAAAGAAATTGAGCAGAAACAAATACTAGCAGAAGATGCAAGAGAAGCAGCCAGAAGAAAAAGAGAGATGGCTGAAACATCATTAAGTGATGCTGAAAAAGTAAAAAGATTCAACAATCCCGAGAAATTTAAAAAAGAATTGATGGGATTGGAAACTAGACAAAAAGAATTAACTGAATCAGTAAGAAGTAATGGTCCTTCTAGAACCGCGGTTGCTGGAAATCCGGGTTCGATGAGCATGGGCGGCGGAGGGGGCGGTGCAGCAGGTGCTAGTAAAGGTGACTTAGCAGATTCTGGTCTAAAACTCAAACCAGGAGATGTTCAAAGACCAGGCGCTAAAGTTGATCCAAGATTAATTGAGATAGCGAAAAAGACACAAGCTAACGTTCCAGGTTTTATTTATTTTTCAGGATTCAATGATTCATACCATGATCAAAATGTTCCTACTAGCAGACACACAAAAGGATTAGCATTTGATTTTACAGTAGATCCAGGACCAGGACTTAGTAAACCTTCAAAAGAAAAAAGTGATTTAATAATTGATTTGTTAAAAGGGTACGGTGCAGAAAATGTTAAAAATGAATATGATAACCCTAGTAAACAAGCTACCGGTGGACATTTTCATGCTGAATTACCGTTACCCAAAGGATATGACGGTGGTATATTTGACGGACCTAAAGCTGGATTCCCTGTAGAACTACACGGTAGAGAAGCGATTGTTCCATTGCCAAACCCAGGTGATAAGATATCTATTGACAAGGCACAGAAAGATTCAACAACCTCAGCAACAAAAGGCGCATTATCTTCTGTAGTTGCAGATAGTACTACATCCTCAAATGACAACGGTTCTACTATTTTAATGGATTTATACGCAATGATGGAAGAAAAATTTGATGATCTCATTGATAAAATGGATACTAACAACAAATACACCGACAAAATATTAAAGTATTCTCAGGTCTAACACTAAATACTAGATAATATTATGACCTATAAAAAACGATTTACGAATAAAAGTGGTATCTCTAGCCCAATAGGTGGCGGAAATAGCAACACCGGCGCATGGAACGGTAGCCCAGGACAGAATGCTACTGAAACAGGTGGTTGGAATAATCATGACATGGGTTATAAAAACTACATGAGTAGACTTCCAGAAGTCTATACAGGTCACCCAAATCGTATAGAACAATATAATCAATATGAAATGATGGATGTCGATGCTGAGATTAATGCATGTTTAGATATCATTAGTGAATTCAGCACA